TACAGATAATGAGAAAATGCGGGCTCCCTTACCGTTGTGGGAAACAACGGAATGCGAAGTTGATATGCTGATGAAAATCATGCAGGATCAACACAAGATAGTGAATGATAGTTGGGTTGGTTATAGAACTGACTCAATCAGTCGGGATGAAAATCCTGATATATATGAATGGTTTTCCGACAATTGTCGGGAACTTGACAAGATTTTTTCAGCAATATATGCTGAAGATGATAGTGTGGTTGTGATTGCTCAAGGTACAACCACCTTTTATGTGTGCAAGTCGGGACAAAAGTATGGACTTGCCAAATTTAAGCTTTGGCCAACTTGTGACCATTTGTGTTGTTTAGATGGCAAAATAGAAACATGTACTGACGACGAATTTGATTATTTGGTAGAGAGATTATTTGGTCAGGGCCAAGGTTATTTAGTAGGAGTTGAGACGAATCCAGGTCCTTTGGTGGAACATAATTTTAATATAGGATACGAATTGATAAGCTTTACCGTAGCAGACACCATATCATATAAACAGATCAAAGATTGGTTGGAGCGAATGGAAAAACCTTTAATTAAAATGTTGAAGTGTAAAACAATCAAATCTTTGGAATACTCAAATGTTGCAGTTAATATTATAGAGCGATGTACAGATAGGAAGATGATAGTTTTGTCGAATATCTTGTTGGCATCTTGCAGCCACAGGAATGCTCAGGCTGTGCATATAAGTATGAAATATTACAGCAAAGATAAAACAATAAGATATGTGCATAAATTGGCTAGCGATATTTATAAAATCCCTGGAATAAATCAAGTGGGGGTGGCTCAGAGCCAGATGTTTGCTTTTAATTGGATAGCAGATGATGAAATATACAACAGCGATGGTTCTAGATCTAGCGACGAAGATAAAGATGAGTCATTTACGGCTAGTTTTTTCCAGAGTATTAAGAATAAAATATCGTCGGCTGTTGCGGCGTATAACACGTGGGCCTCTTGTACTACATATGTATCAGCGGGATTACAAACGCTTCAACGTATAAAGAAAGGCCTTATGGATGCATTTTCTAGCGTCCTCAAGTATTTGCCTCAAATAGCGAGAGCTCTGAGCGTTTGCTTTATAGCAATTATATTGTATTACGCGGCAAACGTCTCTAGAGCGGTTTGCAATTTTTTGTTGCGTTGTATGGCAGAAGAAGATGAAATAGAAGTTTATGATGAACCCTTGCCTGGACAATCTCAAACAGGTATGGTTTCATCGATATTGTCCTTAATTGTGTTTGCGTCAACATTCATGGGAAAAGGCCCTATAGATGCGAACAAGGTATTGGCGGCATTTAATGCGTCCCACACGGCAATATCTAAGGTAACAGACTCGGATATGGCCAAATCAATTTCCGGTTATGTAGAACCTATTGTAAAATCTTTTTTGTACAAATATTTAGGTTGGGAATTTGAAGCCACAGAAACTGAACGAATTTCCGGATGGCTGTCTGAAGTTTATAACATACTTATGGATCCGAATTTGGACATTAAGATTACTTCTGACGACAAATTTAGAGAGAGGGTTATGGACGTTTGCAAAGTTCGGGATGGCATAACAGCTATGGCAGCAACTAGCGGTTATAAGATGCCACCGAATGTTAGCACTTTATTTACGGCTCTCATGGCATTGGAAAAGAAAGTGGAATTTTCAAAAAATAGATGCGCTTCAAGAGTGGAACCGCAAACCATTTATATAGCAGGTCCCACTGCTCAAGGTAAAACGTTTATGTTGGATGTTTTGGCAGCAAATTTAATGGCACATGACCAGACGATAGCGCATTACGGAGATTTTAAACCGGACGTTCATATGTATTGCAAGCAAAAAGAGTCAGAATACTGGGAAGAATACAATGGGCAGCCATTTGTAGTCTTCAATGATGCATTCATAGGTAGCACAACGGAATCCAATATGACAGAAGCGAAAATGTTGATGGGAGTTTGCGAAGGTGGGTCTTATGCTTGCAATATGGCATTTGATAGGAAAGGCAAAACTTATTTTAATTCACCATATGTTATGATCACGTCGAATAGACCAAATTTTCATAATGTTGGTTTATTCACAAAAGATGCATTGGAACGACGTATGAATTTTCCTGTTTACGTACAAAGGAAAAAACAGGGATCCAGTTTCGTAGATTATGACGCGAGTAAAAACAACATAGATGCGTGTTGGGAGTTTTATGTAATAGATTTTGGTTGCCCATCTTGGTTATCGACCGGTATTGAAATAGAGGGAACTTCAACCAAGATGATCAAAGGATTTAGAGTTTATGAACAACCTATTCATATGTCGACTCTTATCGCACTCATTTTGAAGCGAAGGACATATACAATAGAGAAAAAATTAACGATGGACTCTCAGATGACTAAGGACAATATTTTGAAAAATTCACATATCCATTTAGCTCAGTCTCAAATGAAAGGGATGGCTAAAGGTTCTTTCGAGAAATTGTTGAGAGAAGCTGGGAAGAGCTTTGAAAAATTGAAGGAAGATGCAGAGATAGAGTTAGACAAGATCAAAGTAAATATAACAGATAAGATGATAGAAGTTGAAGAAGAAATTTTGAGTGTATCTCCAGTTTTGACCTTCGTTGCGACGGACGAGATTAATTTTGCTCCGGGTTTGGACAACATTTTGATTCCGGATGACCTCGATTATAAACCGGCAAATAGTAGACATCGCTTAATTGTTCACAGATATGTGAAGTCAGGTAGACATTATTTCATGTTTAATGAATTTTACTGGGAAGTGTTTTTAGATAAAAAGAAAGCAAGATTAGTCAACAAAAATGAACTGTTTTCGACAGATGAAATGAATGGGGTCATCCCTAGCCATAAAAAGGTCTTGGGCGTGACGTGGTATATAAGTTGTTTAGCTGCTTCGGCAAAAGAATTTTTTTTGAAGTTACAAAAATCTATTGTAGATGGAGGAAGTAAAGCTTTTCAGTGGATAGATAACAAGGTGGACGCTTTTGTGAATCAGATCACCGAGTATTCTACTACAGCTCCTTCGTCTGTTATGTTGATTGCAGTTATAGCAAGTGTAGCTCTTATAGCTGCAGTAGCAGGCTCGATCGTCCATATAATGATGGATAAATTTAAGACAAAGATACGTGAAGAAGATGACAATTTGAGCCCGTTGGAAGATTATTGCGCTTTTTCGCAATCGAAATTTAACCATGTGGGAGATGCTCCAAAGAAGATGACCATTAATTCGAGATATCATATGCCGAAGAAAGTCAGTCAGATGTACAATCCTTTCGAAGGCATAGTTAGTTTCATGAATAATTCTAGGATATTAGAAATTCAGTTGGAAAACGGTCATCAATATGATACGAATATTTTAATGATTTCCGATAAAGTAGGATTCATCGTAAAGCACGCTGTGTCATTTGGACCAATATGCCAATTGCGTGTTTACGGAGTTTCTGGAGAAGCTCCGGTAAGTTTTTTGAGGTCTAATGTGCAGATTAAAGATTTTCCCGACAGAGATTTGGCGAGAATAAAATTTGAGCAATCTATTGGTTTTTGCAAAAATTATGTTTCGAAATTAAAGTCAAACCAGAAGCAACCGTCTAACGTTTATAAACCGATTCGATTGATTAAAGGTATGGTCGGAGATGATTCAGTTAAGCATTATGCTTCAGAAGGAAAGGAATTGGTGTATAAATCAGGTTCAGAAACTTGTTCTATGGTCACTCAATATGGAGAATTTCTAGAAACTAGATTTAAAGGCTATTATGTGATGATAGATGGAGGAGGATTTATGGGTGCTTGTGGGTTCCCTGTGCGATTGCCTGTCACGTCGAACGATAATGAATGGTTGATAGGAATTCATATAGGTCAAGTTGGAAACGATTCATTAGTTTGTCCGATATATAAAGAGGATTGTATAGATGCTACTAGTCAGATGAACATTTTTAGAGAGTCAAGGTACGATCTCAATTTGATGAAAGGTTCTAAATCCAAAAATACCAATATGGCACCTGCTTTTACAAAGTCGTTACCATTTTCTAGTGAGAAGTCAAATTTAGTATCGACCGGATTGGAGAAAGATATTTATGAGGCATTTCCTGTAGCTACCAAAATGTATCCAGCAAAACTAGGTAGTCAGGCATATAATAATGCTATAGCCAAATATGATTCGAAGGTGAAACAAGTGGCGCCCAATTCTTTGCTTGAACAATATGTAAATAGTCACCCTGAAATAATATTTTCCCCGTTGTGCCCCACTCCGACTAAGCCGAAGTTACCAAACTTCGACTTTGCAGACAGATCAACAATAGAACAATTGGTGAAAGCAGCAACCTTGGGAGGTTCGGTTGTAGATCGTGATAATAATAGATGGGATTTTGATTCGTTCAAAGATATTAAGGCAGCTGGACCTCCGGATTTTGGTAAAAAGACTGCTTATTGGAATGTTGAAGAGAAGACAATATCTGTGTCTTTTGTCAACGATATGATATGTATGATAGAAACTATATTGGATGGAGAAAATTTCGTGCTCTCAGTGAAGGATGATCTAAAGGATGAATTGAGAGAAGAAGAGAGAGTCAAGGATCACAAAACAAGGTTGTTTTGTTCTGCAAACACGCATCAATGTGTTTTGCAAAAGATCTTGTTCATGCCTATTGTTCAATATTTGAAAAACCACAGATCGGTTCAACCTATCCAATGTGGAATTAATGTACATGGAAACGATTGGAACAATTTAGCAAATCATGTATTGCGACACCCAAATTATATTGGAGGGGATCAAAGTGGACAAGATATAACTATTCCTAGGGAATTTTCTAAATATTTGTTCAAATACCTAGATTATAACTTTATATGTGATTCAAAGACGTATAAAGTTTTGTTGCGCGCAATGTGCGAAACTATGTCAACAACGCTCCATCATGGACGAGGATACACTTATTTTTATTTAAGAGGTAATCCTTCAGGCCAGTGGGTTACCAGTTTGTATTCATCTTTTTCTACAGTGTTAGTGATGAGTTATGCTTTTGTTAAAGGCTGTATTGAGAGAGGAATTGAAATGGACGGTTCTGTTTTTAAGGAGAATCTTAGTTTTGCAGCATTCGGAGACGACAATGTTGGATCCGTCTCCGACGCGTTTAAATGGTATAATAATGTTTATCTATTAGAGCAATTTGCTAGTTTCGGTATGGAATTTACTAATCCAACGAAGACGGCAATAAATAAGGAATTTTTAGATAGGCAAGAAGTGAATTTTCTTTGTAGAGAGTTTAAAGAAACAAGGCTTTCGACATATTATAGTGCTCCTTTAGCATTGGATAGTATCTTGGGTATGGTAACTTATGTCAACAAGCCCAAAGATGAAGACACTATAGAAACCAAATTGTTGGAGGTAGTTTCAGCGGTAGAATGTGAGCTTTGTCACTACACGCGCGCAGAAGCGAATTTGATAGAGAAGAAGTTAAATAAAATTTTTAAGAAAAACAATTATAACGTAAGAATTAATCATGAGAGTTATTTAAACGGAGTTTTTCTCCCTTCTCTTCTTAAGTTATAAAATTCTTATGTCTTTGGCAGACAATAAATGCATCATGACAACATGAAAGGATGTTCACCTTGGGCTGGTGATTAAAACGCATACCGTGCTTGCGCAAGATGGATATAAATTGCCGAATTTATAGTTCCTACGCAGGCTACATAAGGCAAATATTGATGTCGTGGATTAACCAATCATGACATTTAGTTAATGGTTTCAAAGAGCGATAATATAGCACTGGACGGATATAACAGTTTAAACAATATCCAAAAAACTGATAAGTCAGTGATGTCCACAGTAAGGACAAAACAATCAATTAAAATTTTGGCAGAAGAGAGAGGTCAATTCATGGCCACTCCAGTTTCAGCCATCACGTTACCAAACTCTGTGTATATGTCGTATAATATAGGCACCTATTTCCTGAATGATGGTAGCACTCTTACATTCAACCCTTGGGCCAACTTGTATGGAAAAGTTCAAAATCAAGTTCCCGCCTACGGGTTGTACGTAAGACCTGTAGTTAAAGTCTATATTAATATTATAACAGTCCCAGCCGTCTATGGACATATGATAGTAAATTGGTATCCCTTAGGAGCAAATTTGGCTGACACTGATTTTACTAATCAAGACCCATATGTCATAGATTTGAATGAGGGAGGCTTATATGAGGTTGATATTCCTTATGTGAGTTACAAAAATTTTATAAGATTTACAGATATGGCTGCAGAATCTCCTCAAATATTGATGGAAATCCAAGTTTCGTCCACAGATCCCCAGGCTTCAGCAAGCGTTTCTGTAAATATGGCAATAAAAGATTTAGGAGTTCGAGGAGTTTCTCAAATGTCTGATTTGTCAGTGAGGAGAGGGTATCACAACCCATACTTTTCTTTTCCTCATGCGGCAAAGCAAATGGTATCTGTCGCAGGAGCAATGTATGGAGCATATACGTATGGCACATCAGCTTTGAGAACGGCTGATGCAGCAATAAAAGATGTTAAGAAAACCATAGAGTTGGGCAAAAACGTGACGGGAGAAATATCACAAGTGTTGGTAGGAAACGGTCAAGAACCCAAGCGAACGGAGCCTATTGTGGAAGAGATAGAAGAAGACGAAGTACCGGTAAGGAAAGAAGGCCCGTCGACGAAAGCCGTAAAGAATGCAGAAATAAAATACATTGCAGATAACCCTTTAGGGACTATGACTGGGTCAGACATAAATTTAGAGAATTACAATACGAAGGGATATTACGCCAATGTTGAAAATATCGGTGATAATGGCTATCCCCACAAAGTCCTTGATATTTTAAGACTCAGCCAAATTGCGTACACTTTTAAGAAGTCAGTTCAAGTAGGAGGAGTTTATGCAGTCACTATTCCAGTTAATCCTACTCGAAATTACTATCAATGGCACGACGAGGAGGTAAGTTATATGGGCAGATCTACACATTGTAACGTTATGTCACAGTTGTTTGCTTATTGGAGAGGCGGAATGAATTATAAATTTAATTTCTTTTCAAGCCCGTTTATTTCGTACAATGTGTTGATAGCATTTTCCTATAAACCTATTTCTACTTCTTTAACAGCGACAGTACCGTTAACCCCTTATTACAAAAAGGAAATAGTAGTTAGTGGTTCGACGTCAGTAGATTTTTGTGTGCCGTTTTTGAATGATAAGGATTGGATAGCGACAGGATACAGCGCAAGTCCGTTATACCAGTGTCCGCAGTTAACACTGATGAATTCAGTGAGTCAATCTACTGGATATGCTTCTGCACCACTTGGTTACATGTATATGTTGATTAGCAATGTGAGAAGGACAGGTTCCGAAGCGCCTAATTTCATGTGTATTGTCTCGGCTCAAGCAGCACCGGATTTTCAAGTGCGGCATTTTTATCCTAGGAGGTTTTACCCCGCAGCATTGAGTCAAATGAGAATCAGAGAAAATACATATGAACCAGATCTTATAGAAGGACTGCCATATGGAAAGAAATATCAAATTGAAGAAAATGATTACGACATAGAGCATTTGTGTAGAAGGTGGTCAATTATGTATGGTCCTTTAGGTTTACAGCCTTATAGACATCTTCATGAAGATTGGTTTACATCGGGGGGCACAACGATAGTTAGTTATAATCAAATTCCCACGGATATTTACTTGCCCTCCATGTTTTATTTTGTTAGAGGGTCTTGGGAATTCAAAATGAAAGCAAATACAGTTAATTCCTCTCGCTACCCAGATATTCAATTTATGACTACAATCTTACCTGAGTATATAGACGCTCAAATGCAGCCAAATTCGCAGCAACCTTTAATAAACAACGGTGCAGTGGTTAGGTCTATACCAAATAATAGAGTAGTTGATGGTAGTTTTTCTATGGAAGGAGAGACAGAGTGGTTTCCGACGTTGAAGCCTATAGTTTATACAGACACATTCAATGTTTATTTCAACGTGGATCCCGATGACAAAGTAACCTTGTATTCCAGAGCGGGATGTGACCTACAGTTAGCATTATTGGGTCCTCCATTCAATTTCCCTTATTGGCCATTATATTTGGCCGCAGACGTAAATTAGTCTGCAAGATTTCTAGTTTTCCTTATAAAACTAGTGCCTGGCAAAGTTGCAACCGCAAGGGAGTCTTGTCCACTTAACGGACTAGCCAATGGTGGGGTGAGCCATCAGCCAAGTAGTGAGGTTAATCACTGCCCGCTTTCTGAGTTTTAAATTCAATACGTAATTCAATGATTTCGAGGATATACGAGCAATCGCCTTGAATGAGAAGAGAAGGAAGAAAATTTAGCGGTT